TAATATTGGCATGGTTTCTTTTGACCGCTGGCAATCATTTGATATTCAAAATGAACTACAGGCTGTTGGTATTAGAACAGAAACTGTTTCAGTTGCCAAAAAACATTACGAAGATTTAGCAATGATGATTTATGAAGAGCGAGTAGCAATTCCTATGATTCCATTATTGTTGGAAGAAATGTCAGAACTAAAAATTATGAAGGGAAACAGAGTAGATCACCCTCGTAAAAAATCCAAAGACTTAGCGGATGCTGTCTGTGGAGCGGTATTTGGGGCAATATCTCATACCCCAAAGAATAATAATACAGAAATTGAGGTCCATACCTGGAGTTCTGCAACTCGACTTGCAGAAAAACAGCAACGTATGGTAGAATTAGATAATCGGGAAATGCCTAACGATGTTAAGGATTTTCTAGATAACTTAAACTTAATATAAACTAACAAGGAGAATAATGAATTCATTTAAGAAACTTGCCACAGTCTTGGCTGCAGCCTTGACACTTGGCGTGATGTCGGCACTTCCGACACAGGCTACAGTATATGCTGACGTCGTCACCATTGATGCCGTAGCAGATACAATTAATCCTGGTGAGACTGCAACAGCAGTAGTATCAGTATCATTTTTGGGAACAAGTATTGGAGATACCGTTTCGGTAATATCTGCAGTACTATCTGCCCCATCTACTGCTAGCGTTCCACAGTTTGCCGTTACAGAAACATCTAGCGCAACAGTGGCACTATCAGCAGACACAAAAACAGCAGCAGTATCTCCAGCAACTAATACTTCTGGTTATGTTACTGCAAAGTTGACATCATCATTTTATGTGCCTACCGTCGCTGGATCATATGTAGTTAGATTTATTCCTACATTGACTAGCGCATCTGGTTCAGTTACATCTGCTGCCATTACATGGACAGTTACTGTTACCGCTCCAGACCTTAAGGCATCAACTGCTTATACAACATCTTTTATTAATACTGGAGAAACAATTTCAGCAACAACAGATGCTACTGTATATGCTTCAAAGACAGTCTCATCTGATGCAGCAGCAGTTATTGTTTTAACTCAAAAGAATGCTGTTAATGCTTCTGCTTCAGAATCTGTTACAGCAACAATTTCAGGAGCGGGTATGTTGGGGTATGGTACAAACCATACAACAATTAACGGTCTTGGTAGATCATTAGTTGTACCTGCAGGAAACTACATTGGAGTATTCTCTGATGGAACATCTGGCGTAGGAACAATTACTCTTACTTCACAATCTGGAGCATTGTTAGCAACAGAGAAAGTAACATTTTATGGTGACATTGCCAAAGTTGTTACAACTGTAAAGAAGCCAGCAATTGCTGTAGGTTCTAACGCAGACGCAATTTCTGCCGTAGCATATGATGCTGCTGGCGTAGTTGTAGGAGCAGGAACACTAACAGTTACTTCAAATGATCTTACAGTAATCAGCAACTCAGCAACAACTGCTTCCATTTCTAATGGTGAAGCGTTGTTCTCTTTGGCTGGTGTTAAGACTGGTTCAGTAGGTTTAGTAGTAAAGAGTGGAACAATTTCTGCAGACACAGTTACTGTGCGTGTAGAGGCTGCCGTTGCTTCTATTAAGTTGGCTTTTGATAAAGCAAACTATGTAGCAGGAGAGCAAGCCACAATTACTCTTTCACCAGTTGATGCAACAGGTGCAGTATTGTCTGGAAAGACATATGCTAGCCTACTTGCTTCTACAGGAATTACTACAAGTTATTCCTTTGGTGGATCAAGCGATACCATTACTGCAACATCTATTACAACTGACGCAAATGGTGTAAAAACTTACAAAGTTTATATGCCATTATCTGCAGGAGCAGTTACTATAAGCGCAACTGGTGGAACTGATTTACCAACAGCAGGTCAAGTAAAGGTGTCAGCATCTGCAACAGTAACTGATTCAGCATCACAAGCACTTGCTGCTGTGGCTGCATTAACTGTAACCGTTGCACAACTTAAGACATTAATCACAACCTTGACTAATCTTGTATTAAAGATTCAGAAAAAGGTTAAGGCTTAACAACTCCTTATAAAAATTGAGGGTAGATTAATTTCTACCCTCTTTTTTATTGCATAAAAATGGTATAATTACTAATATAATTACACATTGGAGAGCCTTATAATTGACTAACCTTAAACGAAGACTAGTATTAGCCTTTGGGGTAGGGTTGTGTTTAACAATTTTTGGGATAATGGCTCCTGATCGTGCTCATGCTACAGAAAATCAAGAACAAGTTGTTGTAAGCCCTGCTCAACAAGCAGTTAATACAGCCCTTGCAACAGCCACTACAGAGGTTCAACAGGCTATTACAGCCACGGACACTGCCACCGCCACCATAACAGTAGCAGTTGCTGAAAGGGTAGAGGCTCAGGCAGCGGTAGATACAGTGACAGCCACAGTAGCAGTAGCACAATTAGACGTAGCCTTAGTAGACACAGCAACAGCCACAATTAGTTCTGTAGATTTATCTGTTACACCAATAGATCAAAGTTCTCAAATAGTTATAGATGCAAAAAATACAATTACAACAGCACAAACCTCTATAAATAATATTGACACATCAACTGCACAAGTACAAATATCTGAAGCAGTTGAAGCAAAAACAACAGCAACAACCGCACAGGCCACAGCACAAACCGAGTTAACTCAAGCCAACATTGCAATTGATAATGCTCAGACAGCAGTAAATGATTTGCAAGCCACGATTGGAACTAGCACAAATGTTTTGGCTGGAGTAGATGATGCTGGTGTTCTTATGAATCTACCGTTTAATTTATTAATGGGTGGGACTCTCTATAACAATGTTTATGTAGGATCAAATGCAACAATTACATTTGGCGTAAATGAAGGATGGGTTTATTATCAAACTCCAGACGCACCATCAGTATCTATAGCAGGATGGGACTGGACAACTTGGAGTACAGGAACAGGAATTACATATGCAACTACTGGAACAAGTTTAGATATTGCTTGGGACCTTCGCCCATTTCCACAACAAGACGCTTCTACACAGATGGTTCAAATAAGATTTAATGCTGATGTAAATCCAAACGATGGTGCATGGATAGCAGATGTTACTGCAACAGGACCAATACCAGATCAAGCAAGATTTAATGTTAGAGAAACAGCCAATGGCGCACTTATTCCAATTACAGATACTAATGTTGGAACAGGTTTTGCTGGACAAATAAGTCAAGGTGCAGCATTTACTCCGTATGTAGATCCAAACACAGAAACAGTTCAAGCAGCAGTTGATGCAGCAAATGCAACTATTGCACAGTTAAACTCAAGCCTTACTCCAGTAGTTGCTCAAAATACTACAAACACATCAGCAATAAATGCTATTAATACAACATCTTTAACTAATGTCGTAAACTCAGCGGTATCTAGTAAGACAAACTTACAAACACAATTAAATACAAATGCTCAAGAGTTAATTACAGCAATTAATAGTCATATTCCTACTCCAGCCCCAGTGTTATCAGAACCAGTAATTGAAGGAACGACAGTTGTTATTACGCCTGAATTGCCAGAAGGATACACAGCCAATACTTGGTTTTATCAAGTAATAACGAATGATCCAGATGCAGAAAATCCATATGAGGGTGGCACTTATAATACAGACGGCGCTCCAGAATCTATAGAACTAACTGGTTTGACAGAAGGCTCTACCTATACTGTTAGAATTGCTAACTGGTCTGGACCTGTAAGTGAATATACAGAAGTTGTTATTTCTATACCCGCACCAGAAGAAGAAATTATTGAGGCTCCCTCACAACCATCTTTTATTTATGCGCCTGAACAAACTTTACCAGACGAGACCACTCTAACTGAAGAGGAGAGTACAGAAACAGAAGAGACTCTTGTAGAGGAAACTCCTGTGGAAGAAGTCCCTGTTGAAGAAGTGCCTTCTGAAGAAACTGAATTTCCCGAAACGGATACACCTGAATCTGATGAATCTTCATCCAACGATGAACTAGAAAGTATTCTTGAAGAAAATCAGGATTCTTTTGAAGAAATAGCACAAGATAATGATACCTTATCTGTAGAACAAATACAAGACATAGTTAGTGATTTAGTTGCAGATAGTGGTTTAGATGCATCTGAAGTTTCAGAAGTATTGGAAGCAATTGCTCAGGGCGGAGAGGTATCTGAAGAAATTGCTGCAGAAGTTTCATCTGTATTATCAGAAGGCGGACTAACAGAATCAGAAGCAGATTTTATTACAGAAATGTTATCTGCAGATGGAGAAATAACAACTGCAGAAGTTGTTAATTTATCTGAAGCCTTATCTGAAGACGGTAAATTTACTTTAGCAGAAAAGGATCTAGTTGCAGATGTATTGGTAACATCAGCAGAAGGAACACCCGTAACTGCTGCAAACATAGAATCGGCGGGACTTGAATATCGTGACCTTCCACCATTAATTCCAGTAGAAGTAAGAGAAGATGCTAGCGGTAACCCTGTGGTTATTACTGCAGAGGTGGCTTCAGCATTGCTTGTATTAGAAAGTCCAGCAGCATTATTAGATGCGGTTGCTACTTGTTTTAATCCAGATGAAGCAATTGAAGGTTTGACAGAAGAGCAAAAATGTGAGTTGGGTAAAGCCTTACTCAGCATGGGTGCTGACATGTCTATACCAGAACGTGAAAAAGCAGAAGATATTGTAGTTGTAACAATTATTGCTGGTCAATTAATTGTTGCTACTGCACCTAGAAGAAGGAGATAAAATGAAAAAGTTAAAACAATGGGGTATGGCAGCCCTAAATGAAAACTTTACATTCCTGGGCTTCTTTGTAGCATGGGTGGTTTTAGAGGGCAGCGCAAAGACGGTAGTAGGGTATGTAACCCTAGCATCGGTAGCCATATGGTTTGCAACCATAGGAATCCGTAAAGAAGACGAATAAGTTTGGTATAATGGGAGTATGTCAAAACTAAGCATACTCCTACTATCAAGCATCCTAACACTAGGATTGTCTGGTTGTGGATATGATGGTCACTATAGATATCCATGCCAAAACCCAGTAAACTGGGAATCAGCAGAATGCAAACCACCAATTTGTACGGCTGATGGAGCATGTCCAGAAGACTTAGTAGAACAACTAAAAGTGGAGGAAACAGTAAATGGCTAAAGAAAGATTATCGCCTCAAGATTTAGATGCAAGATTAAAGTTTATATTAGGAATCACACTTGGAACAATTTTATTGTGTACATCATTAGGAATTTTATATGCATTAATATTTGTTACCCAGCCAATTACAGGACAATCAGAAAACGATAAAATGTTTTTTAATGTTCTTGGTAGCGTAGCAACATTTATTACAGGAACACTTGCTGGTCTTCTTATAGGATCATCTGGCGCTAAAGATGTTATGGCAGCACAGATTGCAAACAAAGAGGTTGATGCCAAAAATACAATGGCAGATAAAAAACTTGAATCAGAAATTGATGATGCTAGAGCACGTAGATTAAACAAGCCTGACGGAGCAATGCCAGAAGAACAACCTGTTGATGCAAATTGGGATAAATAATAATGGCGGAACAAGGTACAGCAGCCCGTCTTATTGAAGTTGCTACTGCAGAAGTAGGAACTGTTGAAGGTCCTAAAGATAACGAAACCAAGTATGGTAAATTTACTAAAGCAGACTTTCAGCCATGGTGTGGTTCGTTTGTAAACTGGTGTGCTAATGAAGCAGGAGTAAAAATTCCAAATACTGTTTATACTCCAGGTGGAGCACAAGCATTTAAAAAAGCAGGATCTTGGATTGACGGAGATTTAGCAGATCCAGAACCAGGAGACATTGCATACTTTGATTTTCCATCTGACGGGGTAGACAGAATTAGCCACGTAGCAATAGTAGTAGCAGACAATGGGGATGGAACAGTCTGGTGTGTTGAAGGTAACACTTCTGGAGATCCTAAAGGTAGCCAACGCAATGGTGGAGAGGTTTGTAAAAAACTTCGTGCCTTTAAGAAAAATAAAAAAGGAATTATGGTTTCTATTGTAGGGTTTGGTAGACCTAAGTTTGGCTCTGCCCCTGCGGGTACTGCTAAAAAAGGTGCTGCTAAACCAAAAACATGCTCAGCATGTGGTCAAACCATTAAATAAGGGTGTTTGACTAAGCAATAATCATTTGCTATACTTAAAGGGTATACTCTGAGGGGATTTTCTATATGACAGTCTTGGCTGTAGTTCGTCATGAAAATAAAATCTACATGGCTGGTGATCGTGGTGCCTCAGACGATAACACCATCCTTTCATTAACCTCTCCAAAAGTTTGGAAACTTGGTCCATATTTAATTGGATATGCTGGAGCGCTAGATGGTGAACGTATTCGTTATAATTTTAATCCATATGTTCCAGATATAAAAGATTTAGATAAGTTTATGCAAACTAAGTTTATTAAACAACTTAGAGATTTTTATAATAACTGGTGGGTAGATACTACTAAAGAAGGTGATTTAGGTCTTATTATTTGTGTTAAAGGTCAAATATATGAACACAATGCTATTGATATGTCTTTATCTAAATATAATTTAGATTATTTAGCAATGGGTTCAGGTGCAGAATACGCTTACGGATATTTAAATGCTACAGAAAAATCTAAGGATCCTCGCAAAAGAGTTGTTGGAGCGGTAAATGCAGCAATAAAATTTAGTCCATCTTGCATGGGTCCAGTTGACGTGGTAAACATTTAAGGGTATAATTTATATATGGCAAACTTTGACGATATATTAAAAGATTTACAAAATGAGTCATCAAGTCTTGATGAGTTTGAGATTTGGTTAACTAATGGAATTGAACGGGGATGGGTAACAGAACCATTCTGCAACACTCATGAAGGAGATCCTTATATGAGTGATGAAGAAGCCCAAGAATGGGAAGATGGTGGAGACCCTTGCCAAGTAGTAATTAAAATAAAAAATAATTAATAAAAACAAATAATTAGTTGTTGTAAAGGTTTGGGCTGTAGTTCAGTTGGCAGAACGGTGGACTGTTAATCCATATGTCGTAGGTTCGAATCCTTCCAGCCCAGCCAAGCGGATATTGCATAGTGGTAGTGCGTAACCTTGCCAAGGTTAATGTGCGGGTCCGATTCCCGCTATCCGCTCTATGCCCTCATGGTCTAGTGGTTATGACACCACCCTTTCACGGTGGTAACAGGGGTTCAATTCCCCTTGGGGGTACTAAAATTTGGTATAATAAGATTGTATCTGCCTACAGGGGATACATAAACTAACTCGCTGAAAAGGAGAAAAAATGGTAAGTTCGTTTGCATTGGATCTTTTTAAGGATCCATTTTTTATTGGTTTCAATCGTGAATTGGACCGTTTAAGTACAGTACACAATCTAGCAACTCGTCAGGCATATCCGCCATACGATATCTTAAAATTAGACGAAGATACATACAGATTATCTTTGGCTGTTGCTGGATTTTCAAAAACAGATATTAATGTTTCAGTAGATAATGGAACATTAATAATTAAAGGTGAAATAGTAGAAGTAACAGATGCTGAAGTTGTTCATAAGGGAATTGCTGCTCGTAAATTTACTCGCACATTTGCTCTTGGTGAATACATGGAAGTATCTAGTGCTGAACTTAAGGATGGCATGCTTACAGTTAATATTGTTCGTATTGTTCCTGAAGACAAGAAACCTAAAGTAATTAAAATAAAATAAATAAACAACCTAGGCATGTTGTAAAACTGCCTATTATTTGATATACTTAGATATAACTATAGGAGAATTAATGCCAAGATATGATTACAAATGCTCTGTTTGTTCTTCACAAATTGAGTTTGAAAAAAAATTTGATGAAGAAAAATATCCAGTATGCTGTAATCAATCTATGCAAAGACTTTGGAGTGCTCCTACTGCAATTTTCAACGGTAGTGGATTTTATTCAACAGACAACAGAAAGTAGCGATATAATAGTACTATGACAAACATATTAAAAGATCATCCAAGCGTAAAGCCAAAGCAATGGGTTTTAGATGCAAAAGATCGTTGTGATACATGCCAAGCACAAGCATTAGTCAAAGTCAAAGGGGCTTCTGGAGAACTAATGTTTTGTAGTCATCACTACGATAAGATAATGAATAATCCTGAGTCATATGCAAAGATGATGTCTTTTATGTTAGAGGTTCTTGATGAGCGTGAAAAGTTAGTTGAAAATAGAGCGATTGGGGCAGTGTGATGTATGAGTATTTTGTTAAAGAAGTAAAAAACGTTGTTGATGGAGATACTATTGACGTAATTATTGATTTAGGGTTTGATATTCTATTCTCATCCCGTGTTCGTTTGGCTGGTATTGATACTCCAGAATCACGTACAACAGATAAGGTTGAAAAGGTACTTGGTGTTGAATCTAAAGAATATTTAAAGAAACAACTTAAGGATGCAAAGTCTGTAGTTATTCGTACAGAAAAGATGAATTCATCTGAAAAGTATGGTCGTATTCTTGGCTGGCTATACATTAATGGAGAATCAGAGTCTATTAATAATAAAATGATTAATGATGGATATGCTTGGGGATACCTTGGCGAAACCAAGATTAAAGATTTTGAAGTATTAAAAAAGGCTAGAGTAAAGTCTGGCAAATGAAATCAATACTTTACTTTACGGCAGACTGGTGTCAGCCTTGTAAAAAAGTAAAGCCAATTGTTGAAGAATTAAATAGGGAATACTTTCCTGGTATTTTTCAAATAGTTGATGTAGATATAGAAAATGAAATGGCTAAAACTTTTGAAATTCGTTCTGTGCCAACATTTATTTTATTTGAAGACGGTAAAGAGATTAATAAAATAATTGGATCACAGACCAAACAATCATTATTGGAGTTTATTGGAAATGAATAACGAAGAAGAAAAAATGATTGAAAAACTTATTCTTGATGGTGGATTAGAAACTGTAGGGGTTGACCAAGAAACTGGAGAACTTTTATATTCTTTTACTCCTAAGATTAAAAATCTTATGCCAGATCTATACAATGAACATATAACAGACGTTAACTCTTGTGTTATGAAATTATGGGAAAAAGGGTTTTTAGAGATAGACTTTTTTGCTTCAGAACCCATTATTACCCTATCTAAAAAGGCTTTTGATCGTGATGCAGTAGAGGGTTTATCTAAAAAAGACAGGTGGAATCTTTTTGAAATCATACGGCTTTTGAATCCTAAAGCCTGATATAATCTATATATAGCCTAGGAGGTTTTATGTCAGTAAATGAAAATGTGCCAATTTCAAAATCAATGGTAGCAGAGGGTGACTTTGTTATGTTTGTTCATGAGGATGATGGCATCATGGCTGGTCGTATTGAATATGTTATGACTAATCCTGGTTTACTTGGTCTTCCTGGTTCTGAATACTCAATGGAATATGCTGAAGATGACAAACCAGTTATTGTTCGTGCTTATAAAGAAGAAGATGGCGCATGGGAAGAACAGGCATATGTTTTTTATCATCGCATGTCAGAAGTTATAAAAATTGAATCACTATCTGTTTCAGTTGACATGGTTGTAGAAATGGGATCAAATAGAACTGGTATTCCAACAATGCCATCGCAATCTGATATGGAAAATATGTATGCTGTTCAGGTAAGTAAATCCTACAACTCAGATAATGAAGATGAAGACAAGTGGGATAACATGACAAAAGCATGTTGGGTTGGATATGAACAACGTGGCATGAAAGAAAAAGGTGGACGCATGGTTCCTAATTGCGTTCCAGTTAACAAACTAAAAGAAATGGAAAATGAAATGGCAAAAGCAAAACCTAACTATGGAGATTTTATTAAACCACGTAGGGGTGGATCAACACCATCAGATCCTAAACTATATGCAAGAGTTGTGCAAGCAGCAAAAGATAAATTTGACGTTTATCCATCTGCAGTAGCAAATTCTTGGGTAGTACAAGAATATAAGCGTCGTGGCGGTACATACAAGTCAGAATCACAATCTACAACAAAAAGTATTTGGGATGGATCTTTTAATCCTTTAAGGTTTGAGAAATAATGACAAAGAAAAAAACAACAGCATTCAATCCTACTCAAATAAAAAATGGTAGGATTGTTCGTTTAAGAAAAGACGGCACCATAAAAACAGATCTTGGTCCGTATCCAAAAACAAAGGCAGGGGTAACTAATGGCAAATAAAGAACAAAAGGGTAATGCTAATACAAAAAAAGAGCCTAAAATGACTCTTAAAGAAAAACGTGTTGCTAAACAACAAAAACGGGATAAGAAAAATGGCTGATACATACACTCCTACTTCTGGTATGAAGGCTGCTGCTCGTCGTGCATTGAAGTGGAAAGAAGATGGTAAGGCAACTAGCGCAGGAACTCCAGTAGGCTGGGGTCGTGCAACTGATATTGTAAATGGATCAGCAATGTCTCTTAGTACTGTTAAAAGAATGTTTTCTTTCTTTTCCCGTCACGAAGTAGATAAAAAAGGCAAAGGTTTTTATGATGGTCCAGAATTTCCCTCTAATGGCAGAATTATGTGGGATGCTTGGGGTGGAGATGCAGGATTTTCTTGGAGCCGTGCAATTGTGGAAAGAGAAAAAAAGCAAGTAGAAAAGGTTTGGGCAGATAGCCCATTTAATTTAAGAAAGGGGTAAAAAAGTGGAGGACTTAAATATTGAAGAATTAAATCAATTAGTTTTATTTTATAGACAAAAATCTTCAGATCTTGAGTTTAATTTATTGCAAATGCAAATAAAGTTAAATAGGACTATGTCTGTTGAAGATTCAGTAGAAGCAAAGCCAGCAATTAAAAAGTAGATGGGTCTAAATAATGCAAGAGTTAATAGTCTTAGGCTTGACATTGGCTCTTGCTTGGTTTATACTTAAAGTAGGTAAAAGTAATAAGAAAAAACCTTATTCAAGAACCTTGCATAAACAAAGTGATACGCATAGGTTATTGAAATCATTTTTTTCTATGAATTTATCCAATAACCAAGAAAACCTTTCTCAATTGACAAAACATAAAGAAAAGGGTATGATTAAGGTTATTGTTTTAGGCAACGAAGCATATTGGATATCTAATCATATTTTTTATGTTGCAGAGGCTGTAGACGGTGAGGTACAACGCCACACCGCTAAACCAATAGATACTAGTACTTTATCAAAAGGTGACTTAGATAAAATGCTTTTTATATTAGATAGTTTAAGAGATGGAAAAAGAGATGATCGTGGCAGTTCAGGGCACAAGTGAGTTTAATGATTACAACGTATTCATTCGCTCTATGGGTGTTGCCATGTCAAACATGCATAAAGACGATACAGAGTTTGTAATTTACTCTGCTGGTCCTGCTAAAATAAATTCTTTTGTTTCTGAGTTTTCTAATTTATCTGAAAGAGGAATGAAAGCAAGAGGAAAAAAGATTAAATTTTATAAAGTTGCTCCAGTTTGGATGCAAGAAAATTTAGATCAAATTAACTACTTTGCTTTCTTAAGTAAGCCTAATGAAAAAACTTCAAAATTAGTTTCAGAGGCACAGTTAAAAAATGTAGAAGTTGGTATATTTAAATACTAGGGGGTATTTATGTTTATTAGAAGTTTGAATACTATGGAAAAAATTATTTCCAAAAATAGTAATTTACTTTGGAATGGTTGGGATGTTATTGATTTAAAAGAATCTGACATTGCAAAAACATCTCCAATGGGTATTAGAGTTAAAGATAAGTGGTACATCCACAAAGTTTATTCTCCTGGTCGTAATGGGTGGGATATACCAAACAAGTATCGAGAGTAATTATGAAACAGCATTTATGGAAAGATGACGCAATTTGTTTAGGTCTTGATACAAATATTTATTTTGATAAATATGAAGACAACGAATCTGGTAGGGCAATTGTTGATTCAATGTGCCAGCAATGTCCAGTAGCAAAAACATGCTTTGCAGTAGGCATCTCTGGTAAAGAGTGGGGTGTTTGGGGTGGAGTATATCTAGAAGGTGGAGAAGTATCTAGAGAGTTTAACAAACATAAGACTAAAGAAGATTGGTCCAATACTTGGCAATCTTTAACAATGGAAAAATAATGTATACAGATAAAATGAAAATGGCATTTCATTCTATTCCAGCCCCTAAAAATTTCAAGGTAGAAATTATTGATAACGAACATTTTATAACCATTAAGGCTAATGAGGATATGTTTAT